TTCCTCTCCCTTGCGGGGAGCGAAGGGGGCATCCTGGCCCTAAAGCCAGGTCTACCACCACGGTAGCACATGCACCACGTATACTAAAATATACAGTTAATATATATTAGGTCCATCAGCACCATGCATTACTTGCATTTCATCGTAGGTTCTCCAAATTTCTTTGGTAGAGTCACGAATGAAAGCATTTAACTCTTTCCCTGCTTCAGTATCCCAACGTAGGTCTAAACCAACGATTGGAGATAGCTCGAGTAGAGTAAGGGTACCAGCATGTGACTGCTGAACAGCATGACATTCATTTTCAAAACGTTCTGAATTTACAGATTGTCTTATTAAAGACTCTAAGTAAATCCAGAAACCAGGTGAGACAAATAGAGCAAGGGATTCGAAAAGCCCTTGGTACAGTCCTCTGGTCGCTAGTGTTCTCCAAGAGTACATGTAAAAATGTATCTCCGCGGACTTAGCAGCTATGATCGCTCTTCTCGCCCGTACTATAACAGCGGTTCTTATACCGTTGTGTAGTGCATACTGGAACAAGAAAGGGTCTATACTTCGACCGTAGGTGATCCAACTCAAGGCTTGTGCCTCTAGTTGGCGTGCGGAATTTCTCAGAAGTCCTTTCACTCCAAAACATGTCCATAAAGCTGTGTAAATGGCCTCACCGTTATTAACGGGAAGGTCTTTTAACAGACTAAGAACAGTCTCAGAAGTAGTAACCAATGATTTCGCTGTCAGCTCATGAAAGAAAGCTCCTATCAACGCAGGTTTTCTCATAATGGCCAGGATTGCTCCTGGACCAATCGGTGAGATGTCATGTGTCGGCGTTACTAAACGTTTCGCAAATTCACAGATGTCTTTCGACACTACGGATTTACTAGGGTTTATTTTAACTCCTAACATATCCATTAGTATGAGATACCTATCAGCAACAGCATCGTGTTTTATCACAATGTCGTCTCCAAGTATTGCATAGTCACGGAAATCGTTCATACCACATTCAAGAGCGGCTAGTTTAACAATCGAATGATGTGTTAATGCTAACATAGCCCAAGAAGAGTAAGCCCCCATAGGTTGCCCTACAGAGTAGAAAACATCTTGTCCTTTATAAGACCAAGGTATGTTTAAGAGATTCCTCCATAAGCTTCCATCAACACCTAAAGAATTTAGGATGTCGACTTGTAAAGCCATTGGTAATCGATCGGTAGCAGCTGTTAGATCAAAGCAAGAGAACTTGTGATCGTTATTAAGCTTCATGATTTTATCAAGAGGCGCCGTCTGATTGAAGGTTCCATCCTCGTCCACCGTTTTGAGAAAATCAAAGATTGACTCATGTAACGGTTTAAGGACAAGTTGGATCCACCAATTAGTAATGGCAACGATACGAGCTTTTCCAGCTTGGTCATATACAACTGATAGTCGACCAATAGGATTTCGATGTTGAATTCCGATCACAAACGAAAGTAAATATAGAGGGCCTAAAATGGTCCATATAGATACGAGTGAAATTAGGTACATATAGGCTCTTTGAGCCCATAAGACTTTAACGACACTAACAGCTATTAAAGGATAAAGGAGTAATGCAATTGCATCAACCCCTGAACCCCAAGTAGCGCGTTTGGAAATCGGTCCAGCGGATTCAGAAATGAAGCCGTGAATTTGACCAAACCCTATTCTCGATCTACCCACAAATCTTTTAACTACCCCCTTCATATTGAAGGCCTGCGCCGTACCTATAAAGGGACTCGTAATAGAGTCCAAATTAGGCTTAACGTGAGTAGGAAAAGTTCGGAATATAGAGATACAGGTTAGAACTAGTCTAGTAACTAAAGACTGATCTTCTCCTGCCCCAATAAGGGCTCGGAGCTGACCAGGAATAATTACAGGTAGCCCATGGCGACTCACCCGAACACGTATACCAGAACGGTAAACGGTTTCTGGCGAGCCAGATAAGTACATAACAACAAGTCTTAAACACTCCTTTAAATAAAGGAATGTAAAGTTAAATCCATTGGATCTAATAAGATCTTGAATGTTATCTCTTATTTTACTGACGTCTTGACTATACGCAGACGCACTCATTAACCAGATAGTGAAACGAAAGTACTTAGGTACCTCTCTCGAGGTAATCCAAGCTTTAGTTCCACCTTTATTAATCGCAAAAAATTTATTATTTTTATTAGTGATAAATTTATTTTGTTGATAATGAAGGATATCTGGGTTCGGTATTTTAACTGCCAAGGGGTATCAGCCCCAAGCTCGTGATGAGGTTGCGATTCCTAATCTACGTAATACCAGAGTCCTCGTGGTCTTACCACGATAGCTGTTCCATCCCTTTATTGCTAAGGGGACTGGCTTGATCGTGCAATTAAATGCACTGAAGGCGTGGGTTGGGGCTTACAGCAGAGCTAACCAGCGTACTTATCAGGTACGGGGTCTGAGACTACTATGC